GTAACTCATAATTCAAATGGTGTAACAGGAAATGGAACTAATGGATATGCAAATACATTTTTAAATGAGCAATCTATACTTTCATTAAATAGTAAAAATATATCATTATATGTACGAAATAATGTTACAACAACTAATGTTACTCAAATGGGTGTTTCTATTGCTGCTTTTTCAAGATTTATATTAAATTATGCTGATACATTAAATTACTCCACATTAGGAGGAGGACAAGTTGTCCATTCATTAAATTACCCAGTCAAAGGTTTTGTTTGTATGTCAAGGACAAATTCCTCAAATTTTAAGTATTATCAAAATAATGATGCACCTGTAACAAAAACATCATCATCAGCAACAAATAATGGGAATTTTTTTATTTTAGCTTTAAATACTGGTTCTCCAAGTCAATATTGTCCTGATAATTTAGCTTTTGCTTCAATAGGTGATGGCTTAACAGACACCGAAGCGGCTAACTTTTACACAGCGGTACAAGCATTTCAAACAACTTTAGGACGTCAAGTATGAAACTAACACAACTAACAGCAGAACAAAAGTCAACCTATGTAGGTATATTAACTGAGCTACAAAAAGACGAATTAGTCGGACAATGGTATGCACCAGACTCTTATTTTAATCCTATTCAAGATGCTCAAGATAACTGGATTATTTCAGTTGAGGAAATGGAGCAATGCGTTAATCCTGATTATCTTTGGGTTAAAGACCTTGACTTAATTCCTTACGAACCAAAACCAACCCCACCACCTTTTGAAAATTAAATACAATGATTAACGTAAATCAACTTTTAGAAATAATTAAAAAGCAAGGAGCAACTGGAGTACTTGCAATGTGGTTATGGTACACACACAGCGAAGTACAAGAATTAAAAAGTAAGCTTTATGAATGTTATGGTAAGCAATTAGCAACAGCATTTGAAAGAAGCATTGAATCTCATTCGTATTTTGCTATTAAACCCGAAGACGAAATAAACGAAACGGCATGAGTTACGATTGGCTAAAAGAAGAAAAATCACCGAGAATTTTAGTTCAAGCTGTTAAACAACTTGGAGTTAAAGAGTTTGTAGGTAAAGAACACAATCCAATTATATTAGGTTGGGCAAAGAACTTAGGACTTGAAAGAATTTACACTAACGATGAAATTCCATGGTGCGGTTTGTTTATAGCTGAATGTTGCAGAGCTGCAGAACTTGAAGTAGTTGAGCGTCCGTTATGGGCATTGAACTGGAATAAGTTTGGCAACCGTGTTTCTGAACCAATGTTAGGGGATGTTCTTACATTCAAAAGAAATGGCGGCGGTCACGTAGGAATCTATGTAGGTGAAGACCAAACGCACTATCACGTGTTAGGAGGGAATCAAAATAACGCCGTTAACGTAGCACGAATAGCAAAGAGCAGACTAACACAAGCACGTAGAACAGCATGGAAAGTAGCGCAACCTGCAAATGTTAGAAAGGTACATTTAGAACCAAAAGGAGTAATAACAACAAATGAAGCATAATGGCAAAGAAAAATTTAAAAGTAGACATTGACACTGAAAAAGTAGATTTGAAGATCGAGCGTAAAGACGGGGATTTAAAAGTGGATTACGATGGTAAAAACATAGATGTAACTGTTGATAAGACCGCTGACAAGGTAGAGGTGAAAGTCGACTCGCAAGGCGGTCTTTTTAAAATCGTTGGTAATATCGTTAAAAAGATTTTGCTACGTCGATTAAAGTAGTATATTTGCATTGATTTCATAATTCATAGTTTAATTGTTAATGAGAAACCCTTGCTTCGGTAGGGGTTTTTTAGTTTTATAAAAAAATATTTTAAAATAAATGTAACTATATTAAAAAGAATAACGTATATTTGTCAAAACAATTAAATAATTAACTATGAAAAATTACTTTTTAGACTTGTTAGACCAAGTCACCCCAGCGAATGAAGAGCACAAAGAGTTTTTAAGGGTCGTTACGTTCGGTTTAACGCTATTTCTCGGAACGTTTGGTATGTTGGTATCACTTTTAATTTTAATGCCATGAGAACGAAGAAAAAAGCAAATCCAACTTTGATTGAGATTATTGACTATTGGTTAGACCAAAAGAAGAAAAACACTGGGTATATGGATATTGAACTTTATATGCGCGTTTGTCATGCTAAAGCTCGTAATTTAAGGTACAACGAAAACACGAAAACATGGAAGCAAGTTTTTTAATTAAGTTTGGGTTACTGATTTATTTTGTTTGGCACGTTTATAAATTTGAGAAATGAAATATAGATGGATTAGAGAGATAAAGCAAACGTATAAGGATAGAACCTATATAAGTTATGCAGTGAGTATTAATAATGTACATCTTTATAGTTCATCCGTGTTGGAGTATTGTGAAGAGTATGTTTTAAGGTACGCACAAAAACACGGAATAAATTATTGTGATATATTAAGAACTGAAAAACATAAAAGAATTAAATTATGAAAACAGCAGTAGAATGGTTGGCTAATAATCTTAAACAAAATCATGGTATTGATTTGACTTTGTATAGTGAATTTGATCAAGCTAAACAAATGGAGAAAGAGCAAATAACAAAAGCATATAACAGTGCAATTCCTTTTAAATTTGGAGAACAATGGTACAATGAAACCTTTAAATCAGAATAGAATGAAACAGACAGCATTAGAATTTTATGCGGAGCAAGAAGTAAAATTAACTCTTGACTTTTTAGCAAATAAAATTAATCAAGTAGAGTATGGTATCAAAAGAGTAAAGTTACTTCAACAAGCCAAAGAAATGGAGAAGGAGCAGATAATTGATGCACATGAAGAAGGATTTTATAGTCCGCCTTTTAGAATGAGTAGAAGAAAAGAAGCAGAACAATACTACAACGAAACCTTTAAATCAGAAGAATGAAAGCAAAAGAAGTTACAGCAGTATTTGAGTGGACAAACGAAGCAAATTTATTAGAACAACTTATACGTTTAAAAGAATTACTTTTGAAAGGTAAGGAGTATCATGAGGATGTTTATAATAGAATGAATCTTCAATTCATGCAGAAATACGAACGTACTCGAAGCTTTAAAATAATAAGTGATAAAGAAATAATAGTTAAATCAAACGTATGACACCGAAACAATTTGCAATAGAGTTAGTAGACAAGTTTTACATTGGACTTGAAATAAAAGATTATAAGAAAGCGAGAAACTGCGCTATCTTTACTTGCCACCAGCGTATTCAGGAAACGCTTACATTAACACGAATTAAGTTTTTAAAAGAAGTTATAACAGAAATAGAAAAGCTATGACGGCAAAAGAAAAAGCATTTGAATTAGTTGATACTTATAAATTTGTGTTATGGTCTGAAGATACACAATGCGGTGAGGAAATACTTTGTACTGGAATAGCGAAACGGTGTGCATTGATTGCAGTAGATGAAATGATTGATATTAGAAACGGTTTATATATTAACGAGGGCAGTATTGCTCATCAATGGCTCCTGGATGTTAAACACGAAATTGAAAAGCTATGAGAGTTCTTATATTGTACAACCCTAAGCAAAAGATTGACTATCGTAAAATAAAGCGGTGGAAGGTTCGAATAAACGTATCGAATAATTTTTATAAAAACGAAGAAAACGATTAATTATGGCAATAGTAGTTTATAAAACATGGTCAACAACTGGAGATGAAATAGAAATATACTGCTACGATGAGGGCATTGGCATTGATATTGTTTCTCATACTGGCGTAAATTTGACTATTGATTACGGAGATTTAGATAATTTGATAAAATATTTTCAAGATTTTAGACAAGATAAAGAATAATTTTTTATATTTGCAGAACATACGCAACCAAATGCAAAAAGAAATTTATTTAAGAGAGTGTAAACCGCCATATAATCTCGTGGTTGTGTATGTATGTGGCGGCTCTCTTTTAACAAAATACGCAACCAATGACAAATCAACAAGGATGGATAAAACTCCATAGGCAAATTCTCGAATGGGAATGGTACTCAGATAATAACTGCTTTCGGTTATTTCTTCATTTGCTTTTAAAAGCTAATCACAAAGAAAAAAGATTCAAAGGAATTGAATTAAAAGTAGGTTCGATTGTTACAAGTCGTGACTTATTAGCACGTGAAACTGGATTAAGTTCGCAACAAATTAGAACTGCTTTAACTAAGTTAATTTCAACAAACGAAATAACCAGCGTTACAAGTTCGCAAGGTACTATTATTCAAATAGTTAGCTATGAAAAATACCAAGTACCAACCAACGAAATAACAAACGAGCAACCAACGAGCAACCAGCAATCAACCACTAACAATAATGTAAAGAATGAAAAGAAGTTTATAATACCAACTTTTAACGATGTTTTGGAATATTGTATGCAAAACAATTTAGACGTTGACGGAGTAAAATTTATTAACTTTTACGAATCAAAAGGTTGGATGGTAGGTAAAAACAAAATGAAAGATTGGAAAGCAGCTATTCGAACTTGGGTAAAACCTAAACAAGAAATACAACAACAACGAATTATAATCGACTAATTATGTATAAAAGATTAAATGAATTAAACGAAGAATTATTTACCATTAGACACGAAAAGCAAGTCAAAGGTAAATCAATAGGTTGGTTTTGGGATTTATTACCCTATACAATTAAAGAAGGATGTACGACTTATATAGGCGCAGCTCCTGCAAGTGGTAAAACTGAATTATGGTTTGAGTTCTTAATTAACCTTTCGTGTTTACATAACTGGAATCATGTCATATTTTCACCTGAAACTGGAAGCGCAGCTGAAATTTACGCAGAACTTTGTTATAAATATATCGGAAAACCTTATACTCAAGGTGAGTACGGAATGAATAACGCTGAATTGGTAAGGGCTCAAATGTTTATTGATGAACACTTTATTGTAATTGACCCAATAGATGAAGATTTAACACTTGAAAAGTTTTATGAGTTAGTAGATGAGATTGAACGTAAACACGAAATAACGATTCACACTACAACAATTGATCCTTGGAATGAATTAACTGAAAATTTTATACATTCTGACTTAGGGCGCGAAGATAAATACCTTAGCCGTATTTTAGGAATGGCGCGAAGAAACGCAAGAAAGACAAATCGACATAATTGTATTATAAACCACGTTAGAGACCAACCGTTAGTTCATGGTAAAACTATTGCAGGAACTGAATTAAGCTATTTTCCTATTGCAAGCGCAAGAGATTTTGCAGGTGGTCAAGTATGGTTTAGAAAAGGTTTAAGCGTTTTAATACTTTGGAGACCAGCAACTGACTTATTATTGAACGATGGAACGGTAGCAAAGGAAAACGAAGTTCATTTAAAAGTTGCAAAGAGCAAACCGAAAGGGGTTTCAAAAAACGGAATTTACAAGTTATATTTAGACACTCAAAAATATCAGTATTATATGTTAGATAAATTTGGTAATAAAGTTTACGCTCAACGAAAACACGAACCAACAAAACCTAAACAACTACCTTTGATTGAACCCGATATAGTAAACGGAAAAGAAATTAAATCGTTTTCAGAAAAAATGAATAATAAAGATGTTCCTTTTTGATTATGAAAATAACTGATAAAATACAAATTACGAACGAGGATAATATGTTATTAATGGCACGCTATCCTGATAATTATATTGATTTAACAATTACTTCACCACCCTATAATTTAGGCGAAAAACATCATACAGGAAATAAAATATTTTTAGCTTATGATGATTTTATTGATAATATGCCTGAAAATGAATATCAAGAAAACCAAATTAATGTTTTAAATGAAATATTTAGAATAACAAAAAAAGGAGGAAGTTTAATGTATAATCATAAAAATAGAATAAGAGATGGTAAACAAATAAGCCCATACCAATGGTTATTAAAAACAAATTGGACAATTAAACAAGAAATAGTTTGGTTTAACGGTTCACAAAATTTTGATAAATGTAGATTTTACCCAATGACAGAGAGAATTTATTGGTTATCAAAAGGAGTTGATACACAATTTGAAAATACAATTAATCAACACGATTTATTAAAAGATACAGCAGAAGGAACTAACAAATCTCATAAAAGGGCTTTTCCTTTATCTTTGGCTGAAAGACTTATAATGTGTTTTCCTTCTTCTGAAATAATATTTGACCCTTATACAGGAAGCGGAACTTCGGCAATAGCCACTCATAATTTAAATAAATATTTTATAGGTTGTGAAATATCTAAAAAATCTTATGAAAATGCAATTAAAAGAATTAAAAACCATACTAATCAATTAAAACTATTTTAGAAAATTATAACAAGCAAAAACACGAATAAATGGATGAATTGACAATTATAACAGGCAAAGTAAACTTAGACACTACTTATTTAAAGATTAAACTAAGCCTTGAGGAAATAAAAGAACGTGCCTCTAATAGATATGATTTAATACATTCAATGGAGCGTAGCTTAGCAGACTTACAACAAGTGAAGATTAGCTACGATGCTATGGAAAAGGAACTAAGAGCAGCGCTGCAACAAAATTTTAGACTTGAAAAGCTATTAATGGATGAGAAATTCAAAGTCAAGGATTTACAAACACAATTAAATTTTAAAGATGCCACGCTGTAAACATTGCAAAGAAAAGTTTGAGCCTATCCGATTCAATATGAAATACTGCTTAAACGATGAGTGCGTTCGTGTTTGGGTAGAATCCGAAAAGGCGAAACAATGGAAAGTTAAAAAGCAGAAAATGAAACAAGACTTAGAAACTATCCAAGACTTTTTAAATATGACACAAGTTGTATTTAATCGTTTTATACGTGAGCGAGATAAACACGAAAATTGTATAAGCTGTGGAAAGAAAATAAATGGAGTAAGACACGCTTCGCATTATTTAAGTGCTGGAGGACATTCAAACTTACGATTTCACGAAGATAATGTTTGGGTAAGTTGTTATAAGTGCAATGTAATGCTTTCAGGCAATCAAGTTGAATACAGAAAAAGATTAATTGATAAAATCGGAGTTGAACGAGTTGAATGGTTAGAGGAAAATGGAGCAACAGAAAGAAGATACACCAAAGAGGAGCTACGAGAAATTATGTTGACTTATAAAAAAAAGATAAAAGAATTGTAGTTATATTAAAAAG